CAAAAGAATAGAATCTTTTACAAAAACATAATTCTGCAAGCAGAAAGATTCTTCAAGTGAATGAATTGCTTTACTTAAAATTGAGTATAAATAATTTTTTTCGACAAGAAACTCAGGTAACTCGTCTTTTACATAATCGATTTTATCAGCCATTTTCTTATTTCTAAATTCTAATTCGGTAATATCATCAAATTTTATTTTATGCCTAGCATATGCCTTCCATACTAAATCTTCGAAAATTCTTCTTAAATATACAAATGATCCTACACCAATTCCGTTAGAGTAGGCCTTTAATGACATCACTAACTCGTCATGATAATTTTTAAAGTGTTTTCTATATTTTTTTAAATCTAAAGTATGTGCTACTAAAGTCGATGGGTACTCTCCAATCTTAGTAACGGACAAAGTAGGCCTATCATATGAAAGTAAAAAAACGTACACATTCACGTGAGAACTATCTCGGGAACAAACAAATTCTTTAACAAACATCGTTGGAGCGTCATATGATTTTACTGAATAGGTCTTCCGATGACCTTCGAAGTATTCAATTCCAAAATTTGCTGTTGTTTTTTCTTTTTCGGTAAACAAATTTTTAAAAGTACTTTCTTTTTTACATCGTGGGCAATATGTATCAAAAATTAGAGGATCTTTAAACACTTCATCATCATCATAATGTGCGTCACTAGACATAAATATCTCAAAACGTTCTTTTTGATCATTATCATTATTTACTTTATATGTTTTATAGAGTGGGCTTAACAAAATAAAATCGCTACTTCCTTTTGTGGTACCAGAAAGTAAATTCTTAATTAACTCTTCGTGTTCAACATTTATATCATTTTCCACAACTATCTCTCCCTGGTAACTGTATAATTTTTACATTTAATCAAAAGTTTCTGTAGTGTCAAAATAATTTTCGGGTTTTAAATGATTAGTGCTATTAAATTTTTCATTAATATCGAAAATCGCCCAATCTACTAGCTTAGATTTGGGAACACCTGTCTTTTCAGAAAGACTCGATAATCTCTCAACTGTTTGTTTATCTAGTGATATACTTACTCTTTTTCTATTCTTTAGCTCACCCAATTTAATATTCACCCCTATAAACGTTACTTTCCTTATAATACTAGTTCATATCGCCAAAAGTTTCATTAAACTGCTGTAAATTTATTGACAGGTGAAATAAGCTGTAATAAGCTTATATAAACAAAAAAGAAATGAGGCAAGGGCACATGATGAGAATTGAACAGCGGTATTACGGACAATACTGGGTTTCAGCTCCAGGTAAAGCTACATATACAATAGGTGCGTCTGAAGCAGCAAGGTTGCTAGGTTATTCGATCGAAGAAGTACGTCGCCTAGTCGTTGCGGTAGTTGAGCTAGATGACGAGGTAGCCGCATGAGCAATGTACCAACTTTTGTCGGCGAAGCAATTCGAGATCATCTAATAGACGGCGTGCCGGAGTCGCAAATTGACTGGCGAGAACTACCGTTAGGTAAAAACGGAGGTATTCCCATCGACAAGAAGAAGGACGCGTTGGTTGCAGTGCGTGCAAAAGTATTGTTGAAATTCGAGTTATTCGAATTCGTAACTGACGTAGTGACGGCTTACAACGAGTTCCCTGACCACGAGATTAGCGCGCAGGATATCTACTGCGATCTCAGCGTAGATGCTATAGATGCGTTCAGTACGCAACTACTAGGCGCGTTTCTAGTTACCAAGCACGGAAGCGACTTATATCGAGAGATGGAATATGAACCTACTACGCAAACAGTGGGATTGCCGAAAATACAAATTACGTTCGATGAGGTAAAACACGCTCGATACCGCTTCATATAAAACCATTTCGTTAAACGGCGGGACCAAACGCCGGACCGGACATTGCTGCTGACCAACAGCCATACATTAATCATTTTTAAACGCTGAGACCACTCACATAGATAAGTTATACTGCGAATCGGCGCCAAACGATTTGCAGATCGAGAACACCAGTCACGCCAATGACCAAGCTAAAAAATAGATATCGATATCTTTAAGCCTTCGTGTTGCAGCGCGAGGGCTTTTTTTGTTGAGATCAATCGGAGTTTTGAAGCATGGCGCAGTCTGCGAAGGTGTCGGTATGGCTTCGAACGTTCGGCGCTTAAATCACGATTGGTGAGCGATAAATTAAGCAAGTATATCGCCAGTCATTCGGTCGATGCGCTACATATGTCAAAAATTGCGCTTATACGCATCAATACGCAGGCTTGCGCTTCAGCGGTGCCGACGGCATGACGCAGGTTGCCGTCAATGGCCGCCAGTGATCGGGTACAGGCGAAGGAGGCGAAAGGGGCGCAAATATGTATAAGGCGATATAGAGGTAATCATTGTTGCGATGGATACGCGTGGCGCGATAGCGACACTATCTCTTTAGTACTCCTTTTCGCTAAGAAAGTAGCTAGGCATCAATAGAGTATATCTTATTAATGATTGGCTACTTTTTTGTTGCGTTCTTTATTAATTCGTTACGGCGCTACTATAAAGTGCTTGCGATCAACACCTAACGGCGTTTCTCGCGAGGGAGTTAAGCAACATCTATACCATTGCACCAAAAGGCAGTCGCGTTCGCTAATTAAGATTTGCGGTATTATTCGTCATTATTATTAACCTATATCATGTATAGTTAGTAGGTTTAAAGATACAAAAAACGTCTATATATAGAGTGGTGATGTGATTATTTTATTATTAAACACAATATATAGTGTATGAGGGTAGAAGGTCTGTTCTCTCGAAATCGTAAGGGGTTCCGGTTTTACTATGAGTTAAAGATAACAAGGAGGATGCGAATGTTAAAAAAGATACCGTCAATCTATCGCCGAACGAGCAACGCACTCGATGTTACAGCCCAAAAGCTAACCTCAAACGCTATAGAGGTTTTGCAAAACGGAGGCATGAGCGTAACCGAGAGGGAAGAAAAAGCCTTCGAAGTTATTTCGAGTATGTTACTGGATCGGCGAAATAAAAAAAATGTATTAGGATGCCCGGCACCGACTGGCTTCGGGAAAACTCTATTGATGTTGGAGTACGCAAAGTTGATCGCCCAAACGCGTTCTGATGCGATTGTCATCGTACTTCCTTATATCGATTCTGTAACGGAGTTTTACGAATCAATCGAGATGGTTGCGCCAGGCAGCGCTATTGCTATCCGTAATGTCGAAATGGCAAAGAATACGATGGCTTACGAAGAACAATTCGATTCCGCTGCAACTGCGCCGGTGGTCCTGATGACTTCGCAGATGTTCTCCCATCTACTCGAGAATAAGCGATATGAAACACATATCAACCGGTATCGGGGAATTGCGCCGGAAGTCGATAAAATTCGGCATGTAATCGTAGACGAAACGGTTGATTTGTTGAGAGTAAATCGTGTTTCAGAAAGCCAAATAAGCGAATTGTTACGCTCACTGCATTCTGCGGTATATCACGAACGGCAACGTAAGACTTCCTCGTATGCTACGAAAACTTTCGACGCGTTCAGTGGGAAAGTGCAGCAGTTGCTTGCTCGAATGGACGGAGTTCAACGTCAAATTGGCGTAATCGAGCGTATTGAGGCGATTGACCCTAGCTATACAGTCGCAAAAAACATTGTTGACATCGTACGTTCACGGTTTGGCTCAGAGAGAGAAGCTACGTTACATGCCGTTGAACACATGATAAGAGCCGGATGCCGTGTCGAATTTGGTGGCCGTAAAGACGAAGACGGTGACTTCCTGCTAGATAAGCGAAACGATCACCAGTATGAACACGTCCTGATTTCACACGAAAGCCTTGCGGACTCACTCGCAGGAATGATGCTTACAATTTTTGACTCCACCGGTGTCGTTGACTTCACGTACGGACTGTTGCCGGAAATTGAGTTCGTCGAGTTGCCGCAGATTTTCGATTTCAGTAATCTGACACTTGTTGTATGCGGATCTAATACAGCATCGCGTAATTGGGCGATGAAACCGGAAAGTGTTCAAAAGCTGCGCCTATTTGTAACCGGTGAGCTTGTTGAGAACCACGAAAAAATCTTACTCACGACGTTCAAAGGTAAGGCTGCTGAAATGTTGCAAGACGCAATCGGCGATGTGTCGCAAGTTTCATATATGACCAACGCGTCCGGACGAGGCTCCAACGCCTACCAAGACCATGATGCCATCGTCCACAACGGAACTGCTATCGGAACAGCCGGCATACAAGTCTCACACGGCGATCAATACCACGCCGACATCGAAGGCACATACGAACTAAAACGCAGTACTGGCTTGGCTTACGGAGATTCGCGAGTTCAGAGCCTCGTAGATAATCAGATTGGCGTTAAAACTGCGCAGCTCATCGGAAGATTGCGGGCCGGCCGACGTACGGACGAACTGACAGTGTATTCGCTGTTTCTGCCCGAAGATGCCATCGAACTCATTAAGCAAGTTTACCCAGGCATCAACGTGCGTCGCGAAACGTTTTTAGCCGGCGAGTTTACTGATCGAATTGACGGACTTGAGACACTTCTTCGTGAATACCCGGACGATATCATCCGAAAAAAGCAAATCGCAGAAAGTTTAGATATACGTACTTTTTCACTGACTACCATTTTAAAGACTAATCCTTCCGCAAACCGAGCAATAGCTTCTGCCGGCTTTGAACGATTAAACGGTCAAGCTTATAAACGAAAAAAAGCGAAATGAGTGATTCGAACTTTGATAATTGATCAAAAGAAACGCCGAGCCGCAGCGAAGCATCGGGCGTATCGACGGACTTTAAATGGCAGAATTGGTCGTGCAGCAGAATGGGCGAACAAGTTGGCAAAAAAACACGAAATTGACGGCCGAATTTCAACTAAAGAATTGCAAGACATTTACAAGCAACAGGGCGGTCTCTGTTTGTTTACGGGAAGAAGTCTCACACCCGATCGTCCTAAAGCAGACTCTCATTTATCTTTAGACCATATTGTAGCAATCACATGCCCTTCAAAAGTTGCAGTCGGATCTTCTGAAAACATGGCTCTAGTTCGTTTGCCGATTAATCGAATAAAGAACAATAAGCCACTTTGCGAGATGTTCGAGCAAAATAAGCCGATTTTAACGCAACATATGATTGACTACCTTCCAACTGCACGTCAGATAGAGATAGTTGAATTGCAGTATAAACAATTGAAAGCACTAGGTAGAGAAGTAGCTGAAGGAGATTATGTGATAGTTCGGAATTATCGACGAAAATCCAATGGGCGTAAGCATAAAACGAATTAAAATATAAAAAAAGGATGTGGCTGAATGCCTAACACAAGTAAAAGTATTCAAAAGCTATCAAAAAATCCCGAAATAATCCCAAAACCTGATTCAGTTTACGAAGACGAGTATGGTAACTTTCGCTTCCGACCGTTTGATGAACTTGAACAACAAACTACTGCTTATTACGAAACAGCAGAAACACTATACCGAATGCTTGATGAGCCAGAAGAAAAATTAGGACAAGCAAAAAGAGATTATTTAAAGCTTTTGTCTGATCAAGCAATTGATAAAACCAGTGATTCAGAGGTGACAGAAGCCTTCCGAGCATTAAAAGACGCAGAAAGTGCTTTTAATCACATGAAAACTGTTATTAATGACACGGTGGAATCTAATGAGCCGGTCGTTGATTATGAAAAACTCCATAAAAAGTACCACGATGAATTTGTTTCTTATGTGCTTCAGCAGAATGAACTAGTTCTCGAAGAAGTTCATGGAGCTCGCAAAGAGTACTTTGAAAAAATTAAAGGCGCTCTCAAAAAATTTGATAAATCTACTTTCGTTCGTTCAAATTCTAGTCGCTATTTATCAGGACTAGATCTTGAAGATTGTTTTTACTATTCAATCCTCTCACCGATTCCTAAAGATATACAGTTTTGTTTAACCAAAGATGAACTGTTTGAAATCAATCACCACAATTCGTTGAAAAATCATGAGATATCAATCGAAGAATAAAGGTATGAAAAACCAATTATGTAGTTGATTTCATTTAAAGATAGGAGACTGAAAAGTCTCCTTTATAAATTTGGAGGTAAACGGTATGGTAAAGCAAAAAATAACCTATGTATACAAGACCGATACACTCGATCAGTCTCACACTCCTTCGGTCAAACTGCGCTACTACGACGGCAAATACGTGACCGACTTCACTTCGATGTCTACCGGCTTTCAATGGTCCGGTAATAAATCGGACGCTTTTCGCTGCCTTGCGATCGACCTACTAATGGGCGCAGACGCCAATGAACGCGATTTTGCGCCTGCGGTCGGTCGTCAAATCCGCATGTACTCCGGTAGCACCGAGCTATTCCGCGGTGTAGTTGTCGAAGTCGAACGCAATGGCGAAGGCAAAGCGACAGTTACGGTATTCGACGAGCTATGGTATGCAGCGAAGAATACAGTCGATTTTACGATGCAAGGCGGCATGACAGCGAGCCAAGCGATTAAAGTCTTATGTAAGAAATACGGACTGGCTTACGGATCCATTACCGACACCAAATACAAATTCGGTCAAAAACGCTTTATAAAGAGATCGATCGCGGAAATCTTCGACACACTCATTTGGGAGACGTATCAAGCGACAGGACGTAAATACTTTTTCGAAGTACGCGGTGGAAAGATCGTACTCGCGCAAGTGGTTCCTCAAAACGTACGCTTCCGAGTCGAGCGCGGGCACAACCTAAAAGGGATTACCTCGAATACTTCGATTGACGGAATGGCTACGCAAGTCTACATGACCGGCGGACAAGACGAAATCAAAGGTTTGAAGGTTACGCGTAAAGATGCTTCCGGAATCAAACGTTATGGTGTTCTACAATACGCAGAGCATCGCAGTAACGTGCGCAAAGCCGGCGATTTGTTGAAATACGCAGACAAGGCGCTAGCCCGACGCAATCAACCGACACGTACGCTATCCGTTCAAGCTATCGGCTATTTCGGAGTCAAGACCGGCGACGTCGTATACGTTAAAGATGCGACGACTGGCGTTAACGGACGGTATTGGGTTACTGCAGATTCGCACACGATCGATAGCAAAGGAAAGCATACGATGGACCTGACGCTTGCGAAAACATGGTCGCTAGACGTCGCAAACTACGAACCACCAAGCGAACCTGCGAAGAATACGAGCACACCTACGGGTAGTGACGCAGCTATCGGAACGAAGGCGCCGTACAAGTACCTGACGCAGTTCGTACGCAAATACGAGACTTCTAACGCAGGTAGTACGTCAGTTTATAACGACAGCAAATACGGCGGTATGTCCTACGGCTTTTACCAAATGGCTAGTCGTGCGAATACACCGCAAGATTTCGTCAAATGGCTTTCAAATCGTGATGATGAGATATATGAACGACTTAACGTCAAACTGGGATCCGTTTCGCAAGTTAACGGAGCTTTCGCTAAAGAATGGATCGCGGTAGCCAAGCGCTACAAAACGCGATTTACTAACCTCGAACATGCTTACGCAAAACAGCATTATTTCGATGAAGCTCGCGACGGCATTCGGTCTCGTACCGGTGTTGATATCAACAAACGTAGCTGGGCGGTTCAAGCGGCACTCTTATCTACTGCGATCCAATTCGGTACCGGTTCGACGAGAAGCGCAAAGGGTGCCATTCCGATCTTCAGTAATACGTATAAGAAGGGGATTTCGGACGAGGCGTGGTTACGCGCTATCTACGCAGATAAAACCCGACGCTTCCCCGTTACCAAAACGCGATTTACGAATGAATTAGCGGATGCGATTGCCATGCTGAAACTGCAGCAAGCCGCAATTAATCGCACGAAGCCGGCACCTAAGCCGTCTAGCGCTTCTAAAACGGCTACCCGCGAGAAAATCGTCAAAATTGCGCTCACTATG